GCCACTTGGGATGACGCTTCTGAGAAAGTCCTCTCGATGAAGGGAGCAAGAGGCCACCTCAATGAAGCGGTTATGGAACAGATTTTATCTTCCTACTCTCCGCACGAAAGAGAGATGCGTAGGTACGGAAGACCCTCTATAGGAAGTGGTTTAGTCTTCCCTATAAATGAAGAGAAGTTAATGATAGACCCCATTACTATACCAAGTCACTGGCCTAGGATATGTGGTATAGATTTTGGATTCGATCACCCAACAGCATGTGTATGGCTTGCATGGGATCGAGATGAGGATGAGTTCTATGTATATGACTGTTACAGGCAAGCAAAGGCTTCTCCCGCGATTCATGCAGGCATTATGCGGACTAGACCGCACTTTATCCCAATATCTTGGCCCCATGACGGCAATAGACGAGATTCTATGGGGAATCCCGGCTTGGCTGACCAGTATAGGAGTCTAGGGTGCAATATGCTCCCTTTCCACTTTGAAAACCCACCCGCTTTAGGTGAGAAGAAGGGAGGAAACTCCATAGAGGAAGGGATAATGGCTCTTCTGCAGAAGATGGAAGCAGACAAGTTCCACGTATTCGCCACACTAGGGGATTGGTGGGAAGAGTTCAGAATGTATCACAGGAAGGAGGGGAAAATAGTACCTCTTCGAGATGACTTAATGAGCGCCACACGATATGGCGCAATGGCAATGAGGTTTGCTGTGTCTGGAGATGATCCGACATGGACAAACGATTTAGAGTACAGAAACTATGGTATTGTTTAATGGCTGACAAGTATACTGACGCAGAACTGATGACACGCATTCGGGGAGAAATCACCGGATCTCTCGGGTATATGGGGGATACCATTTCCCAGCAAAGAGAGCAAGCTATGGCGTATTACTATGGCTTACCCTTTGGTAACGAGGTAGAAGGTCGTTCTCAGTTTGTAGATTCCACAGTCCAGGACACCATAGAGTGGATAAAACCCTCTCTAATGCGTGTATTCGCTTCTGGTGATGAGATGGTTAAGTTCACCCCCCACGGGCCAGAAGATGTGGCTATGGCTGAACAAGCCACGGATTACGTGAATTACGTATTTACTAAGGACAATCCCGGTTTTGAAATACTGTATTCATGGTTTACAGACGCCTTACTCTCTAAAAACGGTATCGTCAAGGTCTGGTGGGACGAGACGGAAACATCCGTCAGAGAGGAGTATTACGACCTTACGGACATAGAAATAGAGTCTGTCATCTCTGATGACGAGGTAGAGGTGGTCCAACACACTGAAGAAGAGCGTCAGGTTGAGTCTGAGATAGGTGAAGTGGTCGAAGTCAGGCACGATGTCGTAATTAAGCGTAAGGAACGTAATGGTAGAATAAAAATAGAGAATGTACCTCCTTCTGAGTTCCTGATTGCTCGAGAATCCAAGGATATACAGGAATCTAGGTTCGTCTGCCACAGAGTCCTGAAAACACTGTCCGATCTAAGGGAAATGTACCCTGATGATGACTTAGCCTCCGAAGATCTTGGTGGTGGGGGTGAGAATATGACCGCCTTCTCTAGTGAGCGCCTTGAGCGGTTTGCCTACGATAAATCTGCCGAATATTGGGAAGGATGGGGAGACACTGACATAGGCGAGGAAGAGCTGAGGACCTATTGGCTACATGAGTGTTTTATGAAGACGGATTTTGATGACGACGGCATTGCCGAGCTCCGAAGGATTGTGATGGTCGGTAGTAAGATTCTGGAGAACGATGAGGTCGATAGTATCCCCTTCGTATCAATTACCCCCATAAAAATACCCCATAAGTTCTTTGGTCTTTCTATCGCTGACGTTGTGATGGATCTTCAGCTAATTAAGAGCACCATGATGCGGACGTTGCTCGATAACGCTTATAACCAGAACTATGGAAGATACGCCGTATTGGAGGGTCAAGCGAACTTAGATGACCTCCTGACGCAAAGACCGGGCGGAGTGGTTAGAGTTAAATCCCCCAACGCCGTAATGCCCCTTCCTACGCCCGCTTTGGAGCCTTACTCGTTCCAAATGCTTGAATACATAGACGGTATTAGGGAATCTAGGGCTGGCGTCTCTAAGATGTCTCAGGGAATGAATGACAACGCCCTAACCTCCCACACTACGGCTACTGCGGTAAACGCCGTTATGACGGCTGCTCAGAGTCGGGTAGAGCTTGTAGCTAGAAACTTTGCAGAGACTGGCGTTAAAGACCTGATGATAAACATTTACAAGCTCCTGTACAAACACCAGGACAAGGAGCGCATGGTGATGCTGAGGAACGAATGGGTCCCAGTGCGTCCTGATGTATGGAAAGACAGCTACGACTGCAGCGTAAGCGTAGCCCTAGGGACAGGTAACAAAGACCAACAAATGGCTCATCTATCCCAGATGCTCTCCTTCGCTGGAGAAGCTATGAAGGGAGGGCTGCCTATTGTAAGTATGCAGAACATGTACAACTTAGGCTCTGCACTTGTGAAAACAATGGGCTTCCAGAACGTGAGCGACTTCCTGACCGACCCATCCCAAGTACCCCCACAACCGGAAGAACCGAGTGAGGCGCAAATGGAGATGCAGGTCAAGAGTAAGGAGCTCGACATAAAGGCTGCAGAGCTTCAGCTTAAACAGCAGAAGATCCAGCAGGAGTACCAGAAACTTGCAGTCGATTCTAGACTCAAACAAGAAGAACTTAACCTTGAGCGTGAGCAGAACCGCGCCGTAGCTATAGGAGCCACATGACACCAGAAGAAAGGGTAGGAAGAGCTAAATCCCTATTAGATGATCCGCTTTTAGACGAAGCGTTTGTTGTACTGAAGGAAGACTTAATGAACAGCTGGGCTCACAGCGGTTCGACAGATTTGGAAGCCAGAGAATCTATTTGGCTTGCCATGCGACTGCTTGACCGGATTCACAGTCATATATCGTCCATAGTTGAAACTGGACATATGGCTGAGATAATGGACAAGCAACACCCACATATTTAGGAGAAACAAAAATGGCGGATACGCAAACTGCCCCGCAAGCACCGGCTGGATTACAGCCAATTCCCGCGTTAGGTGGAAGTGTCACTGAAGCGCAAGAAGCATTACTCAGTCTACTAGAACCTGAAGAGGAAACACCAGAAACTGAGGAAGCTCAACCTACCGAAGTTGAAGAGTCTCAACCCGAAGAGGAAGATGAATCATTTGAGGAGGAGTCCGAAGAGGAAGAAGCATCTTCAGACACTGACGAAGAAGCAGAAGAGGACCTTCTATACGCTGTCACCGTAAACGGTGAAGAGCAGGAAGTAAGCCTTGACGAGCTTATGAAAGGCTATTCACGCCAGTCAGATTATACTCGAAAAACACAAGAGGTTTCTGAACAACGAAAGGAATTCGACGCCATGAAGCAACAGATGGCGCAGGAATACCAGCAGATTCAGTCCGAAAGACAGCACTACGTTCAAAACTTACAATCCTTTATGGAAGGTTCAATGTCAGGCCTCGACCAATTTGCCGAGGTTAATTGGGATCTCTTAAAAGAAACAGACCCCATAGAATTTGTAACCAAGAAAGAGGAATTCCGTGAAGCGCAGGAGAAGATGCAGCGTCTGCAACAAGATCAGTATGCAGCCCAGCAACGTGGCTCTGCTCAGGCCCAACAGGAGCATCGTCGGACTTTAGCAGAAGAAGGAGCCGCGTTAGTTAAGGCTGTCCCCGAATGGGGGGATTCTGAAAAAAAGCAGGAAATGGCTGGCAATCTTCGATCCTACGCAATGGAAAACGGCTTTACCAAGGAGGAGTTGGATTCTTTAATAGACCACCGATCCATACTTGTATTACTCAAGGCTCAGAAGTACGACAAACTTCAGAAGACTGATGTTAAGTCTAAGAAGCTCAAAAACAAGCCTCGAGTAGTCAGGGCAGGGAGTGGCGTCTCTAGGGATGCAACAAAGAACAGACAACGTAGCGTTCAAATGAAGCGTCTTCGAGGCACAGGGCATATTGATGATGCGTCTGCGCTCTTGGAGGATTTTATAGACATTTAACTAAGGGAGGGAAATGCTATGGCAGTTCCGTCAAATACTAGGGAAACCTATGGTGCTATAGGCATCAGGGAAGACCTATCAAATATTATATACAACATCAGTCCTACGGACACACCGTTTCTTAATGGTTGTGGTCGTGGTTCCGCTGATAACACCACTTTTGAATGGCAAACAGATACGTTAAAGACAGCCGCCGCTAATCTGCAGATGGAGGGTAACGACTATACCTCAACTG